TCACTTATATCATCTATGATCAAAACTCTATTACCAATAGATTCTGAGTAATCCTGCAAAATTACAGAATTGAATGCAATTTCATCTGAGGTTAGTATATTTTCAACATAAAGACTATTTTCTGAAACCAAATCATAGTCTTGTACACAATCAATATCTACTGTACTATTTAAGTCACATATTGCAGAGAAAGATCCATTATCCTGAGATGTTTGAATACCAGAAACTTCTGGTAAAGAATTAACTGTTAAATCACTAAACTTTTTAAATCCTAAAGTATGATTTAGATTACTTACTACATCATTCCATTCTTGTATTTGAATATCTGATTTCAGTGAATATGAGAAATATTGATAATAATTACTATCTTGAATTCTCTGTAGGTCATTATTTAAAAATCCAATCTCACTATTCCATCCACTAGAAACGACCGAGGAAGAATTGATTTGGTAGAAAGATTCATTATTAAAAATTTCTCTAACAAATGCCTGAGATTTGGATGATTCTCCAACTATGAGAGAATTAACTATAAATTCATCTTTAGTTTCTATAGTTAAAAATTCATTGGCATTATCAAACTTTAATACTTTTCCAAATTCTCCACTATTACTAAAAATTGTTTCTCCAATAATATATAAATTTTTAGATAACGTCGTTTTGAAAGTAGGTAGCGATGTTTCGGCAATTATTCTTCCAGAAGAATTTATAGAATCAAAAGTTCCGGGGATATCTGAACCTGTTATATAATCATCCAGAGAATACTCAACATATGCTCCAGAGCCACCAAGACTAGTTTGTACACCAACAACTGAGAATAATGAATAGTTGTAATTTTTAGAGTTATAACCTTTGCTTGTAGTTTCTAGTGTTGAGATTCCTTCTATTAGAACATTATCACCTATAGAGAATGGAAAAGTTCCTGGATTACTAAATTGTTTTGTAATGTATGCCTTGACATTTTTTGTTCCACTATCATATTGTATAGAACTTATGCCCAACCCATTAGAATTGTTAATAGAGATAATTTTTGGTTCTACATTATAAAGTCCTTTGGTATTTTTAATTATCTTAACCGAGTTATCTTCAATATCATAATCTAAGAAAATATCATCAACAATTTTATTTGTAAAACCATCTACTACTATTAAATCTGGAGATGTATTGTAATTTAAACCTGGAGAAACTACATTTATTGATTCAATTGTAGTCAGAGGTTCAACTCTTAGTATTGTTGGATACTTAACTCTCGGTCTAATAGTATTATCAACAGAATAGTCATAACCTATATCTGTAATATTTGAAGAATTTATTTTTCCTATAGTATTACTTTGAGGAAGTAGTATTGCCCCACTACCTGTTGCAGATGTAACTGAAGAAATAAAAGGAAGTCTTTCATAATTTCTTCCCCCAGAAATTATTCTTAAACTCTCTATTTTTCCGGTTTCATTATTCGAATTTGTATAATATCTAAAAGATCCTTCTTCTTCAGAATAAGAATCGGTATCATAATCAAAATTATTATAAAAACTAAATGTATCAGAAGTAACTCCAATTACTACTTTCTGACCATTTAATTCACTATTTGTAAAAGTTATCTTATTATTTTCATTTACTTCATCATCGATCACATATTCTTTTTTGATATTCAGATCTGTTTTTGGTATTAAGTTGTACCAAATAGAGTCTAAGAATTGATCATCAATAGTAAATTCTAGTTTCGATTCTGAAGATACGCCAATTACTCCAGATTTTACTATCTTGGAAGTTCCATCTGACTTTACTGGAAAGTATCTACTTGAGAAATTATGATCTGAGAATAAATCAAAGTCAAATGATGAAGTTCTTCCTACGCCAAATGGTTGTGATAATGAGGAATCAGAAAGATCAAATATAACCTTTTGATTTTTTGTTACATTGATCTTTGGATTTATAGGTAATAGTGTTCCAAAAGAAGAAGAAGTTATGTTAATAACAGAATAGTTTTTATCAATAGTATCATAATAAGATTTTGCCAATCTAATTCTATCTCTATCATAAACCACAGCATAATATAATTGCTGATCTTCTAACCCACTTGCCGGAGAAGATGATGTGTGAATTAATTTTTGTCCATTTTTATAATTATGATTACTTATTGTTATTAAATTTTCATCAATATCAACAGAGGAAAAATCTCTAGGATTTGCAACTAGTCTACGATGATAATCACTATATTTTATTGTAATTGTAGTTGTCAAACCACTCAATACTTCTAAAGTGATATTATCATCTTTTTTAAGAGAATGTGTGGATGCGGTAGATACAGTTACTGTATTTTTCGACACATTTCCTTTTGAGACATTTTCAAATCTAGTAGTAAAACTATGATAACTTCCGGATCCAGGAGATACAAAGAAAAGAGTGGATGAGGTTTGTGATATTCCAACAAATTCGCCAGTTGTTCCTAATCCAACTTTGACAGTAGATATTCCTACTAAGTCTTTTGATATTCTTGCAACATAAACAACACTATCGTCATCTAATACAAATCCATGTCCTGAGTTTTGAGTAACTGATACTCCAATACCACCATTAGTTTTATATAAAAGTTGATCACCAGTGCTTAAACCGTGTTCTCTCAAATAAATTGATTTTTCCGGAACTATAACTGAAGTTAAACCTATTCCTGGATTTGAAAATACAATAGTATGACCAAATCCAACTACAGTACCAATACCTAAAGATTCTGAAGGATCAAAATATAGTTGTCTATTTACTTTATAGTCCTCATTTTTTACATTATCTTTCAGTTCAATAAAGAACTTTCTTGGATTTTCATATAAAATTGAATATGCAGAGTGTGAGGTTCCAACTGTTGAATCTTGTTCTCTTAATACTTTAATCCTAGATGTTAATTTATCAATATTGAGAACTTTTACTTTTTCAGAGTTAATTGATAGAACATCGTTTTCTCTGATTACGGGATACTCTAATAATCCAGAAACATAAAAATACGTAACTATTCCAGTTGCGGATGCAGTTCCTACTCCTAATGTAAGAATAAAATTATCAGACCTTACACCAACATTAAATGAGTTTTCTAAGATTTCATCGTAATTTGACAAAGAATCAATTTTTATAAAATCGCCATTATCCAAATTATGTGGAACAGAAGAAAATCCAATTACTCTATTTTGTGAGAGTGATGGATAAAATTCAACATCAGTTATTGTGGTTGAAGTTTGAGAAATTCCAATTATAGACTTCCCTTTTATAAAGTCAACTTTAGCAGATGCCGATGTTCCTCCAGATCCTTCATCGTTAAAAACGACTTTATCTCCTACTTTATAATTATTACCATCTGAGATAATTTTTATTGAGTCTACAGTTCCTCTGGAAATACTTTTAACCTTAGAACTCAAATCATCAGAAAATTTGAAATATTCGTATGTAGAATTATTATCTAATGTATTAAATGGATTTGTATTTCTAACCACACCCGAAGATTCGAAATCAAATTTATTTTGGTTAGTATTTGAATCAAAATTAAAGTTTATTGGTTTTGACTTAAATGAATTTCCAACTATATAAGGAAATTTTGGTTTTTTATCACCAGCAAAAAGACCAGAATCTTCTTGTATAGATTCTAAAGTCATAAAATATGCATAAGTTCCATTTGGAAATTCTGGAGTTACACAGAATCTTCCATTATGCTCATCTAAGTCACCTTTGTTTCCAAATTGATAATCTTCAACAAAATATCCAGCAGGAAAAATCTTTTTATTTGGTCTATTTTGTTGACTATCAATTGGATCTGAGTATCCACTAATAATCTGCCTTACTTTTTTATTTGACGGCGAATCATATCCATATGGGCCATATATTGGATTGCCATCATATGACCACCCAAGTAAAGGTGAGTGATATTTTTCACTTTCAAAATCATTTTGATAGTCATTTCTATATTTTATATTTCCTTCTTCTATATTTTCTGAAAATACTTTTTTTCTTAATGGTCTAGGTGAATATAAATGTGTATACTGTAATCCATATTCCTTATTACTACCTACAAAAACTACACTATCGTTAGAAGATAATTTGGAGGTGTTGAGTAGTTTTTCAAATTTGTTTATAGTCCAAATCTGAGGATTGAATTTTAATTCACATCCACTACCTGGAGATAATACCTCAATCGTGGTATTTTTTTGCTCATACCCTATACCACCATTAATAATCTTTACATCAACTATTTGTCCATTTTGAACAATAGGAGTTAAAGTTGCACCGATACCAAAACCTCTAACAATGAGATCGGGTGGAGAATTGTATTCTCTTCCTTTCTCATTAATAATTACATTTACTATTCTACCATTCGAAATAACAGGAGTTATTACGGCACCGATTCCAAATTTTAATCTATATTCTGGTTGTTTATTGTAATTAATAATATCTGATGACCCATATCCAACACCACCATCATAAACGAAAGTAGAAACTACTTTTCCTCTAAAGATTGGTTGAACCTTTGCAGTAACATCAACCTGAGATATTGTAGATATGCCAACCTTTCCAGAGATGTTAACTATTATTGGTTCATAATCAAATAAATGATTTCCAGATCCTTTAGTCGTAAAGTTAATATACTGTTTTGTTTTAAAATAAAAATCTGAAGTAGTAGAACCAATGCCAATATTTGATAACTTGAATGATTCTTCACTTGTTCTAGTTACAATATATCTTCCAGTGCTCAAACCACTTATATTTTGATCACCACCATAATAGTAAATAATTTCTCCATTATTATATGGATTGTCGTAAACATTTATTGTATTATTTGCAGTATTGATTCCAGAAGAAGAAACTGATATTTTTTTGCTTTTATATCCAGAACCAGAATTAGTTACTGTAATCGAACTTATCTTCTTTTTCCTTGCAGTTGATTCTAGTCTGTGATTTCCTACTCCATATGAAGTTATATCTATTGTATTGATACCGACCAAAGAATCATTCAATGTTTTATGTAATTTTACACTATAGTCATCTAGTACATTTACATAATACCTTGCTTCTGTCGTCAATCCACTAATAGGAGAATTTCCTCCGGTGTTATAAACAACGGACTCTCCATCTCTAAATTTATGATAAGTTGAGAATCCTATTGTGTTAGATACTAAATTTAATCTTCCATTCGATGCTGACGAATTAAAATCGACAAAATGATCATAATCAGTCATTTTAACTAGTGCAGTAGCACCCTTTCCACCTCCACCAGTAATCGTAACTACAGGAGTATCGATATAATCAAATCCACCATCAATAATATTAATTTTTTGCAGAGATCCTTCAATTCCACAATATCCACGAGCACTAGAAAGTCCTGGAGAAACAGAAAGAACTTCTAACTCTGGTGGATTTATCACGTCATAATTGTTTCCTGGAGAAATTACATCAACTGACCTCAATGTACCATAGTATATGTAATCATCAGACTTGTAATTTAATATTTCTACTCCGTTAATTAAAATTCCAGTCGGACCTGCATCAGTTTCATATCCTTCTCCAGTATTTTCTGGTGATTTTAATAACTTAATTAATCTTTGAGAATCAATATCTGATGGTATATTATCTTTTTTAGAAAATTTAGTTAAACTGATAGTGCTATTAGTTACACTTGTTGATCCTATAGAGACAAACTTTCCAAATCTAATATCAGATCTGCTCCTTGCCAATTTTATTTCAGTTTCACTCTCTCTTTTTACAAAATAAACTCCAGATTGAATACCTAAAGTGTTGGTATCGCTTTCTGGTGAGTAAATTATAGAATCCCCAGTTAAAAATCCGTGATTTTGTCCATCGTTGACTACTTTTAATGTTTCTCCAGAAAAAGATCCACTTAATTCAATTTTATAATCTTCAACATCTTCGCTTATATCTATTCCATATGATGGCAATGATGATGAAGTTACATATACTTCATCAGAGTCAAAATTTCTATATACATTTAATGTATCGGAGATAAATTTATTCGAAAATCTTGATACAATTCTCTTAACATAAAAAATTGAAGATATACTAAAACCATTTGTTTGTATTTGGAAAATTTTTCCTGGTAAGCTGCCCGTAGGTAGTTTAACACTAGATCCATCAATAATTGTTGTTTGTCTTGATCCTGCAGTTGAATCAATATATTCTATTTCTACACTATCGCCTTCATATATTCCATTATCATCATAAGTTTCAATTGTATACTTAAATTCGCCATCAGAAGTAAATGATTTTACTTCACATTTTACTGTCTTGTTAAATACCCAATTATTATCCTTGAGATAATTTTTGTTATAACCTAATGTAAGTAACTTAGCAATATCTCCCTTCTCATAGTAAAAACTTTCCTCAGGCAATTCAATATCTTGAATTACGCCAGTAATTCTAAATCTAATTTCATTTCCAGTGGAATCATATCCATATGCGTAAGTGTTTAGTGATATATCTGTCCCAGATGCAATAGATTCACTAATTCCACTACAATTTAGAAACTGATTAATCGTTTTTCCATTATAACTTATTAAAATTGGTGCATTTTCTCCTTCAACAACCAATTCTCCAGATTCCGGAAATCCAATTGTAGAATCTACTACAATATTATCAGAAGATTCTTGAACATTGTCAGATATTACTGTTTTTGGATGTATTTTCAAGTCTCCAAATATCGATCCTGATACAATAATATCTTTGTCGAAGTCATAATCAAGCATCAAGGTATAATACTCTTTTCCATTCCTTATAGTTCTCTGAGTATCTGTTACAGTACCGAAAGATTTTGGTATATTTTCATATTGATCTTGAAATACTGTTTTGTTTAATAAATCTTCTACATTACCTTGAATGGATTCAACAACCAAATTCCTTGTAACTCTATATTGTGCATTTGATGGTTCAATTAGGTATTTTTTAGGTAAAATAACTTCAACATCTTTACCGTACAGTACTCTAAAAAGAATTTCAAAAGATCTATCTGTTCCTTTTGAATTATAAAAATCTTTAGATTGCTTTACAAATAAATTTTTATCGATTCCAGTATATAATTCTCTATTATCGAATCCATATGCAAATTGCTTTTTAACTTTATTAAAAAATTCTTTTAAGAATAAAGCACTAAGGTTTAAAACTTCAGTTCCACTTAAATGTTCTTGTATTTCTGTAGAAGTAAAAACAATATCTTCGGAGTTACCAACTGAATAGTCGGTTATTCCACTAAATCCTCTTACACAATCATTAAATGATGTCTGTGTTTTTGATTTATACAGCACTATTTCATTTCCAATCTGCAAAATCCCATACGTTTGTGGAAATCCTTCTGTGGTACTTACATTAATAATATTGTCAGAGAATATTACATCTGTAGTTGCAGATGTTTTTTCTACCAAATTTGTCAGGTTATTTACTTTTACATATTGATCAATATTTTGTAGAATATCATAAGAAGAACCTTTTGATTCTAGAGATCTATAGTATTCAGTAAGAAGTTCTGACACAAGAGGATATTCCTCTCTGACAAAAAGAGGAAGTTGACTCTCTACAATTGAACTAAGTTTGATTTTATTAGTTTCCATTTATTATTTTCTTACTAAATTGCCGTTTAAATAACTGGAAGAAATTATATAATTTGAACCAGAAGTATCTGATCCAGATTCAATATTATCTGGTACAGTATTTACTTCTAACTTATTAGTATCTATCTGCAAATACAAGTCCTGTATTCCGAGTACATCATTTGATTCTGGAATTGCAGATATTTCAATAATTGGTGTTCCACCATCTGCTTTGTCCGTAGAAATTATCTTTATTGGATTTGTTACTATTTCCCCAGTGATGTAATCTACAATACCAATTGATTTTCTAACAACTACTGGTTCAATATCAGAATTTAAGTAAAACAGAAATAGAGATCCGGTTCTTCCACTAGAGTTTGGACTATCCCCAAAATAAACAGTATTTGATATACCGCTCACTTTAAATCCTGAAGATTTTATATTATAACCTGTTGTATTTTTTATATGAAATTGATTCCTAAAGCAAATTTCATATTGTGCGAATTGATTTATAGAGACTTTGAGATCTCTTCTCATCTGTAATCTTGTGATGTTTGAAGTTATTGACACATCACTATCATCAATAAGTTTTTGATATTTACTATACTTAAATCTTGCTCCATATTTATTCAGTTCTTCGGAGTCAGCATACTTTTCGACATTATTGATTACTTTAGATCTTATAAGATCGCTACTTGATGAGGAATTAGTATCATAGTAAATATTAGAACTTAGTTCCAAATAAAGATACTTCAAGTCTAAAATTTCTGGAACAATTCCTGCGACAGCGTACTTTCTCAATTCTGCCTTGATATTGTCTTTTACGCTATTAGACAAAAATGTTCCAAAGAATGGTTTTATTGTTATGAATACTTTACCATACTGAGGTGGACTTAGTTCTTCTCCGCCAAAAGCACTTACCGATTCTGCCTCCGAATAAATTTTTGGTATTAGTGTTTCGTAGTCAGATGCAGTCACTGCTCTATTTTGAGATGCATATGCTCTTGGAGCAAAATTTCTAATCGAATTTACTGATTCAATTTCAGAACCACTAGATGATGATAAATTAGTTGTAATGAGAGATATATTTTCAGCAATTGTAGTTCCATTCCCATCAACTAAGATACCAGAGAAGTTAAAAGAAGAAAATCCATTTCCTTCTTTGCCATTCGAAATTAAGTATGATACTTCAATGTAATTATTTTCGACCAATCTTTGCCCAAAAACACCATCTCCAAATATTAGTTCGTATCTTTCATCTTCTATTTCTTGTATAAAGAATACTTTTGATGATTCAGTTACATCTAAAATATTATTAGAATTTATGAATTTCTTTGCACTGCTGCTAGATTGAGTGTCTCTTACTAGTACTTTTAGTGTTCTAGTATCAATGCCTCTATTTTCTAATATAAACCTCTGATTATTATACTCACTATTAATAGCATTAACAGTAAAGTTTGTATTTACATAAGATCCTTCATATATCTCTATTCCATCAAAAGATGCAATTCCATCAATAACTGGAACCGTAATATCATCTAGGACAGAAAAAACATATGCAGATCTTCCAAAGTTTGTAGTATTACAAACTACACCACTTTTTAAAGTAACCACTCTTACAAGTGGATTTGTAACTTCTACAAAGAAACTAATATTTGCTTTTGCAGATTTTCTTGAACTTGGAATATAACCAATATTTCTTGCCAGAGAAACAACATTTTCTCTAAGCGTTGC